TACGTGATTAAACGCGCCGCATAATCCCCTTTATTCAACATCAGAGCCCGCCTGAAGTGGGTCTTTCATTTGGAGATAGCCATGCCGATTTATCAAGCTGGCAGTTTGAACACCTCTGCGCTGACCGCGCCAGACTTATACGTCCAGGTTGTTGCACCCCAGACACAGTACATTAATGGCGTTGCGACCGACGGCCTCGGATTGGTCGGTATCGCAAGCTGGGGTCCGGTCAACAGCCCGTTCCAGATTAGTTCGGCAAGCGATCAGGCCCTGTACATCGGCAGTCAGCAGAACCGCAAATATGACCTTGCGACGGCGGTTGCCATTTCTCTGCAACTCGGTGCGACCAACCTGAACTGCGTGCGCGTCACCGACGGCACCGACATTGCCGCCAGCGTTGCTTTAAAGGATGTGGCAAGCAGTCCGGCGACGGGGGTAACCTTGACCGCAATTTACAGTGGTACCACCGGTAACAGCATCCAGGCGATGATTACCGCAGGTTCGGCGGTTAGCTCTTACAAGTTGACTATTTATCTGCCGGGCCAAACCGCCGAAGTGTTCGACAACATTACCGGCAACGGTGCGACCTTCTGGACAAATCTGGTAAATGCGGTCAATAACGGACAAACCAGCGTACGCGGCGCAAGTCAACTGGCTATCGCGACCGTTGGTACCAGCAGCGCCTTGCCAAATGTAACGGCCACTTACAGCCTGACGGGCGGCACCGACGGCGCTGCCAGCATTACTGATGCCGCGCTGGTCGGCTCCGACGGCACCAGTACTACCCGTAAAGGGATGTACGCTCTGCGTGGCACCAATTCGCAGGTCATCAACCTAGTGGGCCTCACTACCTCCACGCTGTGGCCGACGGTGAATACGTTTGCCGCCAGCGAAGGTTCTTATGCCGTCTCGCAGTTTAGCGCCGGCACTACCTATGTCTCGGCGGCAGCGCTGCTCAACACGGCAGGGGTAGACAGCTGGAACTTCAAGGCGATGGTCGGTGACTGGGTGTACTGGCTGGACAGCGTTAACGGATTGACCCGCATGGTTGAACCGGCAACCTTCGAGGCCGCCAATATTGCCGCGCGCAGTCCATCAATCTCTACGCTGAACAAAGCAATCAGCACTATCGTATCAACCCAGCGCAACCTGGCGAACCAGCCTTACTCGCTGTCTGAAATCGGGGCTATCAACTCGGCGCGTCTCGACGTCATTACCAACCCATGTCCGGGCGGCAACTACTTTGGTATCCGCTCCGGCCGTAACACCAGCTCGACCGCCAGCCAGAACGACGACACCTATACCCGCATGACCAACTACCTGTCATTAACTCTGGCAGCCAGTTTTGGCGGCGTAGTGGGGCAAAATCAGACCGCAGACCTGCGTCGCGAGACGAAAAGCACCATTGAGGCGTTTCTGCAAAACCTTGACGATCAGGGCATGATCGGCGATCCGAACGGTGCTGCCTCCTTCGCAGTTACCCTGGACTCGACCAACAATCCGGATTCTCAGGTTGCACTCGGCTACATGCAGGCCGACGTCGCGGTCAAGTATCTGAACGTCGTACGTTATTTCCTGATTAACCTCGAAGGCGGCGGCAGCGTCACCATCACGGTTTCTAACTCAGCGTCTAACTAATCACCCTTAAGACCCGCCACGGCGGGTTTTCTCTCTGGAGCAAGACTATGCCGCAAAATGGATACACTCTTGGCCGTGATATCGCCGTCGATATCGTCACCGCCTACGGAACTCTGCGCATTCCGCAGGTCATCAGCTTTGACGCGAAACCTAAAGTCAACAGCCTTGAAATCACCCCCCTGAACGGCCTGACCGATGAGCTGCTTATCCCTAAAAACTGGGGCGGCACCATCGAAGCCGAACGTCAGGATGCGACTCTCGACGCTTGGTGGGCGCAGTGGGAAGCCGATTACTACAGCGGCGTGAATCGCGCAGCAGGCACCATCACCGAGACTATCGAAGAAGTGAATGGCTCCGTCAGCGTCTGGCGTTATACGAATGTTCAGATCCACTTTACGGATCCGGGTAAGAAGTCTGGCGACCAGACTGTTCGTCAGTCCATGACCTTTACCGCACAACGCCGCATCCGCGTATCTTGATTGAGAGAAAGAAATGGCAAAGTTAAACGTCCACGAAACGAAAGATGAAGACCTGAAACAGCCTGTGGAAGAGGGCGGCACTGTGACCGACGTTCGGGGTCGCGTGATTAAAATTCGCGAACTGGATGCCGTGCAGGAGGCGCGCGTCTTCTGCGCAGCGGGCGCGGAAGACGCAGTAAATATGCCTTACATGAACATGTACGTTTTTCCTACGGCGCGGGTGGAGGAAATTGACGGTGAAAAATATGCCGTTCCTACCAATAAGCTGCAGATAAACGGCATGCTCAGTGTGTTGGGAAAAGCCGGATTAAATGCGGTTCAGGAGTTTATTTTCCAAAAAATTGGCGAAGAAAATGCCGGTCAACTGGATGACAACGCCGCAAAAAACTAGCCCAGAACCCCGAGTTTCGCAATCAATGTTGGTTGATGAAAAACGGGGTTCCTTTCCATATTGTTTTTAAAATAACCGAGCTTTTGCCGCATGAAAGATTCGCGATGGCGGTCGTCTTTAGCGAATTCGAGGGCAACAAGTTTAACTGGACGACGAAACAGTTTGAGGAGTCGGGCTGATGGAATCGGCTAATTTACCGGTAAAGCGGCTGACTCCTCGACCTGCATTTCAATAACCCCGGCCCACATGCTGGGGTTTTTCATTTTTTAACAAGAGGTTGTCTATGGACGTGAGGGCTTATCAAGATGCGGTGCGGCAGGCTTTAGATGACCAGATGACCCACAGTATGATGAACTTCAGTCAGCAAGCGAAGACGCTGAATGAGCGGTTCATTCAGATGACGAAGAACATCAAAAGCGTTTCAACAGCGGCAAAAGATGCGCAAAAAGTCCTCAGCGGTATGAGTGAGGCGATGAAGAATCAGTTTTCCAACGCTATCAAGGGCGCAAAAGATTATGCCTCGGCGTTGAAAATGGTCACCACCCATGCGCGGGATGCGGCAAAAGCGGGTACAGATCAGGCCAAAAGCGGCGCAGGAAGGAAAAGCCGTAGGGGCAACAAGAACTCAGAGAGGTCAGGCCACGAAGAAGAAAAAAAATCAGATGATGACGGTGAGTCCGGACTAGAGAAGGCCAAAAAGCTTTACGAGGTTTTCAGTCAAATCAACGCCACGGGCGTGGCCTACCAAAAGCTGCTGGAGGGGTTGCGGGCTCGAGGCCTCGATGATGCTCAACTGAGCCAGGCGAACGATTTCGTTTATACCAACAACATTCCTGATACCTCACGCCTGGACCGGATGAGCATTCTCGCCGATGCTCAAAATACGTTTAACGCGGACGGTCTGGGCAAGCAAAAGTCTCTACAGGCCGCCGAGGTGATGATGCCAGTGTTGGCACGTTACGACGTCGCCTCGAAAATGCTTGATGATGCCTATGACCCCTTAAAAGACCCCAACCGCGGAGTCATTAATAAACTCGTAGAATCAATGGGCGCGTTAAACGACCCGAAGCGGGCCTCTGAGATAGCCGATGGGGTGTTTAAGTACACTCAGGGTACCCATCAGACAATCGATCAAAAGAAATTTGAGGCATTCGTCAGCAGCAATAGCCCGGCTACACGCAGGCAAAATATTGCCTCTCTCTTTGGTGTGCTTGAACCGGTGATTGACGACATGGGGGGTGATGCGGCCGCCTCTGGAATGCAAAAGGCGGCCAATCATATCAACGGCAAAATGGCGTCGGTGCCGAAAAACCTTCGTCAGGAGCTTGCTCGTTTAGACATTGCCAATGCCAGCGGAAACGGACAGACGCAGACTCTGAGTGACCTGCAGTCCTCGGACATTGCCCGCTACACCCAGAAGCTGATGGCCATCTATGCCGCTCACGGCATTAACAGTGCCGCCGACAGGCAGCGTGAAAACAGCCTTCTGTTTGGCAGCTCGGGTGCGAAAGTTTATGACAAAATCATGGAGTCTGCCCTCAAGACACAGCCGGGATATAACAGCGTTACCGGTATTGCGTCAGTTCTCGACTCTCCGCGTAGTCGCGTGCTGATGGCAAAAGACCAGGTTGCCAAGAAATATCAGGATATGCAGCTCACGATTGCCGATAAAGGAAAGGTCACGGACATTTTTGCTAAGGGGGAAGATACCCTCTCCGGCGCCATGGCTATAGGCACAAACTTTATGGACAAGCACCCGTTATTAACCTCAATAGGCACCGACGCCACCTTGGCCTATGGTGCACTTTCCGGGCTCAAGGGCGGTTGGTCAATGCTGAAGAAGGCCGCAGGTGCACTGGGCAATCCATTAAAGTTACTCGAAAAAGTGGGCGGCAGAGCAGCATTGACCACGGCGGCCGAGGCGATACCCGAGGCCGTTGCAATGATAGGCGGATGGCCGGTAATTGCCGCGGGTGCCGCTGTGGCAGCGACGGGGTATGGCGGATATCAGCTCTATAAGCACTTCAATCAAGACAGTCCTGCAGGCGAGCCGTTAAACGCCGTTGCTAGCAAAGGGGCTGCGGACTTTAATGTCAGCAATCCGGATTCGGCCGCGCAGTACCGCCATCTGATTAACCCAGGCCAATATCCTGCGGTGCCTCCGGCATTTTCCTCTGCCGCGCCTCAGCCGGTCAATCTGCTGCTTACCCACGAAGGGCGTCAGGTGCTTATCGCGACCGTTATCGGTGGAATAAGCAAAGAGGCCTCCAAACCAAGAAGCGGCGTCAGCGGTTTCGATCCTTCACTGCTGTTTTTACCGCCCGGCTCGGTAAGTAAACTGGCCACCAATTAACGGAGTTTTTATGTCGGTAATAAGCGTGCTAAATAAATTAGCCCCGGTGACATACACCACCACGACCCGCCTGAAACTCGGGGACTTTCAGTTTACCGACTTCGAAGTGCCCGAGCGTCTGTCGATCCCGGCTAAACAGAAAACCGTGATGCACCAAATGATTGGCGGCAAGCGAGTCGTCGACGTGCTTGGCGTGGAGTACGACGCGTTTAGCTGGTCGGGCACGATTACCGGGGCCAATGCGGGGGATCGGGTGACCACGCTCGAACGTATGCGTGACGCTGGGAAGATGCTGACCATGACCCTCGGGACCTACAGTTTCAACGTCGTGATCACCGCCTTTACGCCAGTGTTCGAGTTTGTCTATCGCCGACCCTACACCCTTGAGGTGGCGATCGTTGAGCGTACTGACGCGCCGGTCCGCGCCGATACCCTGACCGGCGCCCTTAATGCGCTCGTTAACAGCGATCTGGGCAAGGCGCTGGATCTCGCCGCGGTGGTCAACGCCTCATCGGTTAAAGATGTGACCACCAGCGCGACTTCGGCGGTAAGCGGCGTGACGTCGGCGATGGCCACGGTGCAGTCGGCGGTCAATCAGGTGACTGACTTTGCGCATGCGACCATTGATACCGTGCAAACGGTGGTCAGGCCGATAGTCGCCGCGCAGAAGG